CCCCGTCAAACACTATCGCAACAAAGTGGCGAGGGTTTGCCCCCCCTCCCCAGAGGGGAATTGAAAATTATAGTATGCAAGCCCCATTCCCCTCGGGGGAGGGGTGCCGCCGCAGCGGCGGGGTGGTCTTCCCCTGGTGCCGCCGCAGCGGCGGGGTGGTCTTCCCCTGGTGCCGCCGCAGCGGCGGGTGTTTTTCCCCTGGTGCCGCCGCAGCGGCGGGGTGGTCTGTAGAGGCGGCAATCTGCCGCCCGTGGTTATTACGGATTGCACGGTACGCACAGGGTTTGTATCCTGCGGCGGGCGGTACGCACAGGGGTGCGTACCCTACAGTTGCGGGGATATTATCCCGCTGTGCTGATGTTCAACGCAACGGTTGCGTCTTTGAATATCTTGGCAAATCCGGTTGTGGCCGTGACTGCGGCTCGTTGAATCTGTTTGTCTATGAGTTTGTCATACTCGATTTCTATATCGCCGGCAGATACCATCTCAAGGGCAAAGTTTTTATCCAGCCCTATTATGTGATTGGCGGGAACCGCCGTTGACCTTATCAGAGATGCTCCCATCGGTGTTGACAGTTTGCCTGTAGCCTGAAAGTTGAGCCCGGTAGCAGGGTCTCTAAATTCGGAAATGGCAAGCAGTTTCATAAAAGCATCGGGAGATACGAGCATGGTGTTGAAGTTATACTCGTTAAAGTTATCCCAGAGTTTGAGAAGGTCATTGTAGGTGAGTGTGTCGACAGTAGCAACGCCCAGCTTTACCGAGGCATTGTTGTTTCCGTCGCCGTTGAGCAATACGTTTACCGCATCCCTAAGCTGAGCCTTTGCTATATAAGCGCCGATCTGCTTGAGGGTAACGGTAAAGAGATCGAGCCTCTGATAGCGGATGGATTCGTATGTAGCCTCCAGCACACGTCCGCGCTTTTTAAGGGGGATGAGGTTGGTTTGGAGATTGATCTTGGTTACGGGTATGTTTGAACCCTCCAAAACCTGTTCTACTCTAACCCCTCTTTCGGGTAACGATGAGGTGATCGAGCGATAGTCCATACCCTCTATCTTTGTTTTGGTTGCGATAATGTCGTCGAGAGTGGTAACATCGCTTATACCCTGATGAACCGCTCTGGAGATATACTCCGGAAAGAGAACGGCGGCATTGGTGGTTGAGAAGAACTTTTCAACCGTATCGCTGTTTGCGCCCGAAACCTTGATGTCATATCGCTTGAGTTGGCGCTGATAGGCGTCAAGCCCGCTTATGTCTGTGTTTTCATAGTTCTTTGACGGATCAAGCTCCTCCAAAACCTTTGTAAAGCTCTTGGAAGACACATTGTACATACCTTTTTCTAATTTTAATCCTTGATAATTCATTCTTATCCAATCTCCTTTAATATACTTTTAAATAGGTAATCATTATGTTATTGGGGTCGCTGTCGTCATGCTCTAAGATAAACGAGCCTATAGCGTTTGTGCCTGTTTTAACACTGTTCTTCCCGTTCGCTCCATCGTAAACAATCTGGGCATACCCTCCTGCGTTTTGGGTAAGGGTTGCTCCTGTATATCTGCAGGTTATTGCTCCTAAAATCTTTACAGAGGCAACATCGCCCGAAACACCCACTACCTGTCCGTGTATCGTGCCGCTGTTAGGAGGAGCATACAGATGTCCATTTTTTCCGTGACAGACTATATCTCCAACCTCGAAACCATTTCTTTTGCAGGTTATAACAACATCTTTCATAAAAATAACTTCCTTTCTATATTTTAAATTCGTTCTGCGATGATAAGTTTTGCGATTTTTCCGCAGGATTCAGCTGAAAATCCATATTCTCACCCTGCGAATCCTTCTTGATAGAAGACAAGGATTGCTTGAGGGATACAAGTTCTGATATATCCATCTTTTGTGAGATGCTCTTGATCGTTTTCTGTAAGAACGGCTCTCCCGCAAGAAAGTTCAGACGTAAAACCTCTGTCTGCAATTCTGATCTATACTTCCGTCCCATCTCCGCCTCCGCCTGTAGACTCTTGATCTCTTCGGCAATAGCCTCTATACGGGACTTGTCAAGCATACAATCACCCTTGCCCATGCTCTTGATTATGTCATTTACGCTCTCTATCATGCTCACATCCTTTCCTGTGACTGTTTCTTTGGGAACCTGATGCTTCTTCACAACACCCGCTCCTTTTTGAGCGGGAACTGCTACAAAAGACCATTCGTAAGCATCGGTCGGCTCATCGAGAATAACATAGCAAAGCTTTCCGTTATAGGTCTTGCCGGGGTTATGCTTGCATATAGCGGTCTTGCGGTTGTTCCCGCATATACTGCACAAATGCTTTGCCATGCTGCATCCTACGCTTACCTCTTTTTTGATTCCGCCCTCTATCTCGAGTATCAGATCCTTGTTCTTTTCGCTGCGTACCATATATGCCGATGCCTTGATGTAGTGATATTTCTCCCCTGTCTTGGTAATGCGGTTTTGATCGGTTTCCATAGCCGCATCATAGATACGCGCGGTTTGGTTAGCGCCCTTGTGATTATGGTCAAAAATGCCCGTTTTGCCGATATAAAGCCGAGCCAGTTTTGAAAGAGCATCTACCGTAAAGGCCTCATTATCCCTGTCAACCTCATTATCGCACAGGATTACCGAAAAAGAATATATTTCATCCTTTTTAAAGGCTCTTCGGGTAAATTTGTTGATCTTAGCCAGCTGCTCCTCGTTTATTTCAGGGTCCTTTTTTATTTCATTCAAACCTATTCACCTCCTGTTCGAGTTTTGCCGCCTGAGCGTTTATCAGTCTGCTTCTTGCCGAGTCTATCTCATCCTGGAAGTCGAGCGACTCCCATTCTATCCGAGGCTCGCAGACGCATCCCGACAAATGCAGGAACGTGCGGCAGATTTTGATGATTACCGGACTTAATAGCCGTCTGTAGTAGGAGATCTCTTCATTCAAGATGTCATATTGATGCTTGCTCATCCGTTCGGTTGTAGACCAGTTTAGTCCCAGCAAAAACGGAGGTATAGACAATTTTGCGATTATCTGCTCCAGCATCTGTCTTGCGGGAACCTCACAGTCTATTATCTGATTGTCGGCTCCGATAACCTTGATGTCAACATCGCCTACTGCGATAAAGTCATGCACCTGCCCGTTTCGGCTTGCCTCCATACCCTCAGACCATTCTTTGGCTATCTGAATGGCTCTGTCTTTGGCATATGCCTTGTCGAGAGCCTCATTGCCCGGATTGTATGTAACCGCAAACCGCACGTTTCCTATACGCTCAAAGTTTTGCCCGACCGAGTTGTATATCTTGAGCAATATAGAACTGACAAAGGGCAGAGAACGCAGTACCGAAACCCCCCGTATCGACATATCAGGCGGATTGAGAGCGGAGAAGAGTATCAATTCGGGATTCTGGATCTTGGTATGCGTGAATCCCGCCTCCTGTCTGTAGAAGTCTACATCGAGCGGTGTTTCACCCTGTTTTACCGAGATGTCACGCAATGATGCGTTAAACAGGGCCGCAATCCCGCTCCTGTCGGGGGTTAGCACCATCTCACCCAAAGCGTTTCCGTACATAAGCAGATTATCAAAGAATGAGCATATAAACATCTCAAGCCCTGTCATGCCGGGCCCTACCCTGACATTGACTATAAAATCGTTAAGCTCATTCTGGGCTGCGGGGTCTTCGCAATATACCTTGAATCCGCCGAGAAGTCTGCCCAGCTTGTATAATGCCGCATCTATAACGGGGACCGCTTCACGCATCTGGTCATACAGCTGCATTTCAACAGGCATAAGCGGAGTGTAGCCGCTCAGCATACCAAACGGGTTTGAAGAAGGGCGGCTTGCTGTAGCAATGCCGGAAAACTTTGACCTTGACTTTGTTGTTTTGTTTTTAAATAATTTACTCAATTAATCAATTACTTCCTTTCTGTGAACAGAAAGAACAAAGAAGCTGTCCTTTTCCTTGTTCATTATTGTTGCGACAAAATATCTGATGTCATCCATTGCATGGTCGTTTGCCTTAACAGGAGCGTCGGACTTGGAGTTCATATCCCACGAATAGAGGGAGAACTCTCTGATTGTATCAAGGCAGCTTGAATGGATCTTTATTGCGCCGCTCCTGAGCGCCTCACAGACCTTGCCGATACCGTCGGTCACATCATTTTTGGCGGGGGTAACCGTAAACGAACCGTGACGTCTGAGTGTTTCGATAAAGCCTGCGGCGGACGGGTCAACGACAATGACCGAGATTTCTCTCTTTCCTGCAAGCTCGATAACGGCATCGAGATATTCTCTGTCGGTCTTGTGCTCGCCGGTGATGCGCGAATTGTAATAATACTCCCTAATGCGGTACCATACGCCTTCCGCAAGCCCCCATAAACCGAAAGAGGCGGGATTCACCGTGCCGTAATCGCAGGAAATGCAGTATTTCTCAAATCTCTCCGGCAGGCTTTCGACAATATGCTTATCCCTGCTGAACATGGAGTACACCGTCCCGGAAACGCTGCACCATTTACCAAGCACGAATCTTTCGTAAAAAGCCCCGGAATAGAGGGAGGAATATCGCTCAAGAATAGCGCTCGAGAGAGAGGGGTTATCCTTCATGGTAAAGTGAAGATAGAAGGCGTTTTTCGCCTCTGCCTTTTTTATCCACTCAAGATAAAACCAATGGAAGGGATGCTCCGGATTGCAGTTGAACCAAAACTTTGACCCGGCCACAGAGCATCGCGCCAGAGCCTGTTCCACAAAGGAGCGGGGCATAAGCGCAACCTCGTCAAACATCACACCCGCAAGGGTAACACCCTGTATAAAGGATGCCGACGCCTCATCCTTGCCGCCGAACAGATAGAACCTGTTTCTCCTGCCGCCGAGGGAAACGGTGATATAGTTCTTTGAGATCTTGTGTTCACAGCAAAATCCCAAGGTTGCGAGAATAGACAACAGCGGGGTTATCACATTGCGTCTGAGTGAGGTTATGGTCTTTCCGCAAAAGGCGAATGAATAATCGCCGAATGCCGAAAATGCCCACGAGACAAAAGAAATAGACATACACAGGGTCTTCCCGCTTCTAACGGCGCCATCGCATATAATGGCATCACGGTTCTTGTGGGGGCTGGACTCGCACCACCAGGTAAGAGCGGTTAGCTGTTTTTCTGAAAATGGTTTGAATTTACTCATTCGTGTTCTTCAGCTGAGATGCGCCCTGTTCGAGAGCTTTAAAGAAATCTCCTGCCTTATATTCCTCATTTTCAGCTTCAAGCTCCGCTAATTTTTCAAACGCCCTTACCCTGTCGAAAAATTTCATTTCATAAGCCCCGTCCTTAACCTTTATTTCGCTGATGTTGTAGAGGTCGAGTTTGTCCAGCTCTTCGGGGGATGTTGTTTTGGGCGACACCGCAAGCTTAACGGCATCGTTGATAGAACCGAGAGCCAGCCGCTCAAGACCGGCGCGCGCGCTTTTTACCGCGAATATATTCTCTTCAAAAGCGGCGATCTGTTTCTGCGATGCAGGTTTCTGCAAAATCTGCGCTGCATTTCTCTCGGCAGTCAGCGGCATATATCCCGCCTTTATAGCTGCATCCCTGCCGTTTTGCGTCTTTGCGAAAAAAAAGCAGAACAATTTTTCTTTTGCCGTAAGGCTTGTCTTAGATTTGCTCTTCATGTGATCCTATTCTCCCTTCCATATATCCCTTATAAACACAAAAAAGTTGCACGCTCATGTGCAACTTTTTATAAATATATAATTTTTTCTTATTTTCTTATTCTACCCTGATAAAGAATATATCGGTCCGTCTGTTCGCCCTCATACCCTCCTCACTGCGTGGGTCAAGCTCCGGAACGGGTTTTGAGATTCCGTTTCCCGCATATACAAAGCGGGTATCGTCTATGCCGAGATTGATCAGAAAATCGCAAACCGCCTTTGCCCGCTGCTCCGACAGCAACCTGCCCGTATCGGTGTCGCCTATTCCCGTGTCGGCTATGTTACCCTCAACCCTGATTATAGATCCGCTGAGAATCTTTGCTATATTAGCAAACTCATTAAGAGCAGGATAGGAATCCTCTGTTATGACCGCCACATTAGGGCTGAAATTTATCGTGAGGGTGCGTCTTAACAGAGTATCGGTGTCTGTATTTATCTGTCCGCCATTTTGATTGTAGTTATCTGTCGTCAAGCTATCGTTAGCAAAATCTGATTGCAGTCTTAGCAGAAATGACGAATCAAAGGCAGTATCCTCACCGTTAGGCAGGGTGGCCTCACCCAGAGACATCCATATCTCCGCCATTTCTCTATACAAAATCTGCACCGTTCCGTCAAACAGATCTACATTGTCCGCAAAGTTGGCGAATGACACCAAATCCGACATGGCACGGATCTCAGCATTGCTCAGACCGCTATAGTCCTCGAATTGGCGGATGTATTCGTAATTGCTCTCATACCGTCTTATCGAAGAAAGTGCGCCTTTGATAAAATCGGCGGCCTTATCGGGATATTTATTGAGATAGTCCTCCCTGAAAACGATACCGTCTATCATCAGATTGCTTGCCGATTTTGTCGAGAATAATATCTTTGCGTTTGCCTGCCTCTCTGCCAATGTTATATAGGGTTCCCACAATGCCGCCGCCTCTGCCTGCCCCGAAACCAATGCCTCAAATGTCTCCTCGGTGCTGTTTGTGTAGACCATATCTCTTTTGATTTCATCCGTCTGTGCCGCTGTCAACCCCGATGTCTTGAGCAGCCACTCAAGCATAACATGAGCGGCCGAGTTCTTGGATACCGCTATCCTGTGACCATACAACCCCTCGATGCTTGTTATATCCGCAGTAGTAACAATACCGTCTCCGCCTGTCGAGCGGTCGGTCATCATAACCATCCTGCCCGATACATTCTCCTGTCTGAGGCGGGCGTGTACATACGCCCATTCGTTTACCGACAGACCTATGGCAACAACATCGCCCGCAATAAATGCCTGCAGAGCCTCCTCGTCATCGTTGATAACCCTGATGTCAACATTCAGCCCCATATTGTGATAGGGCGATCCCTGCTTGCTCTGACCAAGACCATGGTTAGCATCGACAACAGGCTTCCAGCCGTGCCACTCGTCTAACGATACCGTGACAGTATCATTACTGCCCCCAAAAGGAGCTATGCCCCCCGAATCAAACACACCATAATAATTCAGTGCAAACCCCACAGCGCATACGATTATAAAAAACCCCGCTATATACACAAATTTCCCTGCTTTTTTCATACCCTACACCCTTGCCTTTCTTTTACTTATATATACAATAATATCACAAATATCGCAACTGTTCAACAGTCAATGCAGAATTAAGAATGCAGAATTAAGAATGCAGAATGTTACGAGGGGTAACCACGGGCAGACCACCCCGCCGCTGCGGCGGCACCCCTCCCCAGAGGGGAATGGGGCTTGCATACTATAATTTCCAATTCCCCTCTGGGGAGG